ACAACGGCACTGATGTATCAGGATACGAGACGTTCTACAAGACACACCTCGACATGACTGGCACCAAGCTCAGCTCAGAGATAGACATCGTGATAGATGTTGTTGCTGGTGATAGCATAATCCCCTTCTTTGGCGTAGGCAGCGGAAGCTGTGACGTACACCAGAGCTACACTGACATCTTGCGCTTAGACTTTGAAGCCTCCATGACTGACGGCGCAGACGGCACGAATGGCACAAACGGTACAAACGGAGCCGATGGTATAGCTGGCGCTCGCTGGTACTCAGGCAACGGCGCACCTTCAAGCTCTATAGGAGCTACAGGCGACTACTACCTTGATGGCACCTCCGGCAACATCTGGACTCGTACACCCTCTCAGTGGTTCCCTAGTGGTGAGAACATCATGGGGCCAACAGGCAACGGCGGATCAGACATACTCCCTCTAGACAACACATGGACAGGACTCAATACGTTCTCAGGTGGGAACATCGTAGCTAATGCTGGTAATGGATTGTTCTACGGCGCACAGGGCGAATCAACTAACGTGGCAATAGGGTCTAGCGCACTTGCGCTGGCCACTGCTGGACAGAACATCGGCCTAGGCGATTCAGCAGGAGCTAGCATAACAACTGGCGCTAGTAACCTAGCCATAGGTGCGTCAGCAATGATATTGAACTCCACTGGCACAGGTAACGTTGCTGTAGGTCAAGGCTCCTTTCTGTTTGGCACTGGAACAGATAACGTAGCAATAGGCCGTTCCGCAGGTAGTAGCCTAGTCGCAGGAAACAACAACACTGTCATCGGCTCTGGTCTGGCTGCTGCATTTATGAATGACACAGTACTGATTGGTGCTGGAGCAACTGAGCGCCTGAAGGTAGACGCAACAGGAGCCACCATTAACGGCACAGAAACAGTGTTCACTAAAGAAGCCCTGCAAGCAGTTGTGGCAGCATCCACAGACTTCGCAGATTTCAAAACCCGCGTAGCAGCGCTTTAACAGCCCACCAACCTAAGGAAAACAAGTAATGGAGATTACATGTATATGTACAGAAGAGGTAGCTAGCATCGTGCTGATACCCTCTACAGGCGAGATGGTATTCACCACCATAACCACCATAGTGTTGGATGACGGAACTGCGGTAGGCTCCCAGTCTGAGGCTACAGCTGTTGACCTACCTGATACGCTTCTGGCGGAAGTGATGGCCCTCAACGTAACTAAATAACCACGTATGGCACGTTAGCATACCACTAGGCTACCCTACGGCTTACCCCGTAGCGTGGCACACAGAGCCTCACAAGGCAGGAGAACAGCATGGTAGTAACACAGACACAGTTCAACGCAGCATTGTTAGAGGTTAACGCCAGCTTTAAGGAGCTAAGCGACAAGGTAGACGCACTCAAGAAGCAGGTAGAAGAGAAGCCAACTACTACCAAAGCAAAGAAGTAGCTTGACTTTTACTGCAATATGTGGTATAATTCAACCTAGAGTTAACCAAGGGGAAAGACATGACAGAATCACAGCAGTACTGTAACGATATGAGAGAGCTGTTTATGACAGCAGGCTGGAAGTTGTTGCTCGAAGAGTTCGAGGACACGGTACAGCTCTTAAACGATATACGTAATATTCCTAATAGTGAGGTGCTTGAGTACAACAAGGGCATGCTCGCAATGATTAACAGCCTCATCAATCTCCCTTCTGAAATAGAGGGTATTGAGCAGGACGAGGTTCACTAATGAGAATTATAGTGGACATGGTGTGCGAGAACGGACACCGACACGAATACTGGATAGATGGTGCAATGCGCTCCGGCCCATGCGCCTCCTGTTCAGGCACAGCATCGCGTGTTATTACGCCCATTAGAGCAGTCTTCAAAGGCGCAGGTTGGCCGGACAAGGATGACAAGTGGGCTAAGAAGCACGAGTATCACGGCGACATAGCTAAGGCTTCTCGCGGTGAAGAGATAGGCTAGTCCTATCGTACACGAGGCCACCCATTCCGGACAAGGCCCGACCCATTCCACAACCTATAAGGCGGAATAACATGGCACGACCCATATTACATGACGAGACGCAAGAAGAGAGCAACGACTTCAACTTCACTGACCCTTCCGAGGCAACCCCTGAAGTAGAAGCTGCACCCGACATCCCCGATAAGTTCGCAGGCAAGACACAAGCAGAGTTAGCTACGATGCTGGTAGAAGCTGAGCGGTTCAGAGGCAAGCAAGCCAATGAAGTTGGAGACTTAAGACGCAGTGTTGATGCACTTGTACAAGCACAACTCGTCAAGGAGCAGGCAACCCCTGTGGCACAAGAAGAGGAGATCGACTTCTTTGCCGACCCTGAGAGAGCTATTGCACAGAAGATAGAGAACCACCCTGACATCGTTAACGCGAAGGCGCAGACTAAGAAGAGCGCACAGGAAGCGAGCAAGCAGGAGCTACTTCAATCACACCCTGACATGGAGAAGATCGTAGCAGACCCCGCCTTTGGCGAGTGGGTCCAAGCGTCTCCCATACGTAAGCGGCTGTTGAAGGACGCACACTACGGATACGACTTTGATTCAGCTAATGAGCTGTTCAATACGTGGAAGGAACGTGCCGACATCGCAGCTAAGACAGTCAAGGTAGACAAGCAAGAGCGCAGCCAAACTATCAAATCCGCTAGTACCGGACAAGGTAACGCTGCTACTGCCAAGGTTTCTAAGAAGATGTATCGTAGGACGGACATTGTTCGCTTAATGAACAGTGATCCTGAACGCTACCAGAGCATGGCTGATGAGATATTCGCAGCCTACGCAGAAGGTAGAGTCAAATAACCCCCCACCCTTAATCCTTATAGGAAGTAAAGTCTCATGGCTACATCAACATTCCCCGCTACTGGCGGTCAGATGAACAACACAACTCAGGCTGTCTTTATCCCTGAGATTTGGAGTGACGAAATCGTTGCTGCATACAAGCGCACTCTCGTTCTTGCTAACTTGGTATCTAAGATGCCTATGACTGGCAAGAAAGGCGATACCATTCACGTACCTAAGCCCACTCGTGGCGCTGTTGCAGCTAAAGTCTCCGGACAAGCTGTCACTATGCAGTCTGACGTTGAGACAGAAGTTGTCATCAGCATTGACCAGCACTTTGAGTACTCACGTTTCATCGAAGACATCACTGAGAAGCAGGCGTTGAACTCTATGCGCGCTTTCTACACTGGCGATGCTGGTTATGCTCTTGCTAAGAAAGTCGATACCGACCTTCACAACTTAGGCACTGGCCTTGGTGACGGCACTAAAGTAGCTGCTCCTGTCACTTCTGATTGGGTCAACTCTGCTGTCCTTATCAATGGCGGATCAGGCGTTCTTTCTCCTTTCGTTGCTGCTGGCGGTGCTGGTTCTGCTTTTGACGATGCTGCTTTCCGTAGCCTTGTTCAACTGCTTGACGATGCTGACGTCCCTATGGACAACCGTTCATTCGTAGTTCCACCTGCAATGCGTAACGTTATGCTGGGAATTGATCGTTATGTTTCTAGTGACTTCGTTGGCGGATCAGGCGTTGAAACTGGCTTGATCGGCGAGCTGTACGGCATTAAAGTTTATGTCACTACTGCTTGTCCTACTATCGAAACTGGTGTTAAGGCAGCTACTTTGCTGCACAAAGACACCTACGTTCACGCTGAGCAATTGGCTGTTCGTTCACAGAGCCAGTACAAGCAAGAATTCCTTGCTGACTTGTTCACAAGCGACACTATCTACGGTACGCAGGTTATGCGTCCTGAAGCTGGATTCGTCTTGGCTGTAGCTGGATAATCTCCACTTAGCTGTACGGCCCTGTCATCGTAAAGGTGGCGGGGCTTTCTAGGTATTAACATCCCCCACATTCTATAGGAAGCCCGCCATGTCCACCATAATTACTAAGAACTCCAGCACCACTACTTCAGTACCTGCTGACGTTGATCTCGTAGAAGGTGAGATAGCAGTAAACACAACTGACGGCACAATGTACGTTGGTAAAGCAACAGGCGTATCCATCCTAGTTGGATCAGGTTCTGTCACCAGCACAGGCGCAGGAGCTAACAGCTATAGGGCTGGCGTCAATGCTGGACTCACTGCACAAGGCGCGTCCTCTGTAGCTGTTGGAATCAGCGCAGGTCAAACCTCCCAAGATATTGGATGTGTCGCTATTGGTAACTATGCGGGCAAGGATACTCAAG